ATCGACATACCGTTTGGCCTCTCTTGCAAATGTAATTGGATATCGGTGTATATCTGGAGTGCAAAGCATCCATATGTCACCTTCTTGTCCTACTCCGGCCATGCCAGCAGTCTTGCCGTCAGGCACTGTGAAATACACGTAGGAGGGATTCTGAGACATGATAAGAGGTATGAACCTATGATCTATCCCATGACCTTCTTCGACCTCTCTGAGGTCATCTGGACGGAGATTAGAGGCCACTTCTGTAGCAGCCTCCAATGTAATCGGGTGAATGTAATTAGACACGTTTATAAAATTTAGGTGAATAGTCTCCTTCCCATGACAAGCCACGTAGTGTTGCTGGAGAAGGATGAGTTGATTCTAGTATTATATCTACGTTTTCGTTACGTTCAAATATAGGAACAGTCTTTACAAAGTCAGGTGTATACGGAGCAGTTGAAGCTAAATAATCGTCAGCTGGTGTTGACTCAAAATCTACCTCAAAGTCATTTTTACCATTACGTTTAAGTATAGCTTTGTAAGTACCGAGAGTTCCAAAATGAAACTTAACTCTATGTATAACTAATGATGAGTTTATATCTGCTTCAACCTTTTCAGCTCTAGCATTTGTAGGAAACAGCGTTGGTAGTTCTACTTTATAATCATAAATATAACCAGCTGTATGTACACCAGTTGAGATTGCAGCTGTTGCAGCCGCACTGCTACCACCTCCACCACTAATAGTTACTGTAGGTGCAGATGAAAAATTGTAGCCACCATCATTTACTGTAATTGCTGTGACTGATCCGTTTGCAATAGTGGCTGTAGCACTGGCACCAGTACCACTAATGCTTACTGTTGGTGCACTGGTATATCCACTGCCACCGTTTGTTACAGTTATCGAGGTAACAACTCTGCTCCAGTTTCCAGTAAGACTGATAGTCTGATTGCCTGCGTTTGCTACAAGACTGGTAGGAGTACTATTTTCTCTTTGATATCGCCCATCAGTAGGGTGTATAACAGCTACGTTGTAATTAGGTGTTGTAACAGTATTCAGCCAGCCCAGATTACTGAAGGTTGTGGTGTTTGTAGAAACGTTAAACACACCACCGCTAATATCAACGTAATTATCCAAATGTAATAAGTATTCGACATTGTTTTGGTCTATAGAAGTAGGGTCTGTGTCTTGACGTATCAGATTTAAACTTTGTAAATAGTAATCACTATCTAAAAAGAAATACTGATCGTTTACTATGAAATGATATGTTAATGGATTGTTGAGTTTCCATTTAAACCATGATGCTTGAGATCGTTTGTCAGCAACTTGGAAATATTTGTAACCAAAGACTGTATCCGAACCAGTTTTACCCATCAGTACTATAGAGTTTTCTCTAGAGTTAGTTAAAAGATCTAATTCTTTAGGTAATAACCGAGACACAATTTTACTAACTTCAACGATATTGGGTTCACCTTCTCTTCTCACATTTGCCATTTCATTAAAGCGACTGAACTTACCAGAGTTATCTAGATAAGCTACAGTAGTGCCAAGAGATATAGGAGCAATAGCCTTGTTATAATTAAACGAAGCTATACTACGTAATTTAGCTGTATCAGGGTTAAGAACTGTGTCATCAGATGCTAGTAAAAACTGTTGGTTAGTGCTAAATACAAGCAAACCTGTGTTAGTTTCGATACCATCAAATAGTTCAGAAGGGAATATGGAAGAACAAGCTATATCTATAGGATCAGTAGCAGATACAGTAAGTGCTGTTTCTATAAAGAAATCAGGCTCACCTAGAGTACCGGGTCTACATAGTGATACATTCTCTCCTGATAATAGTGCCAGCCTATTTCTAAAGAACAATACTTTATTAATTCGACCACCTACGAATGATGGGTCTAAGTTAGAATTAATATTATCACCAACTCTTCTTTGTGCATAAGTAAATTGTTTGACAGTAAATGTAGCTACCTGTGTATTAGTGTTAAATGCTGTACGTTGTATAACTAAAGGCATGTTTGTCAGGGTTGTAGTTATACCGGGTTTCGCACATTCAACCCATTTACCGGCACCACTTTGGTTGTTTTCACCCTCAAACTTAAGAAAGTAATCATCCTCATCGGATCTTTGAGAGTTAGATACCTGTACTATGTAACCGTGTTTACATTGATTAGGTAAACGAGTCACATCATTAACAGTTCCTTGAAAACAACGCATTAAATCATCATCAAGTACTTCAACATTAAATGCACTGTTACTTTTTAAATATAAACCTGTACCAATAATTTTATGAGTTATAGCATTAGGTAACTGATCTATAATACCACCAAGAACTGTATCAGGTGTAACCGCCGTATCTGCGTCAAAAGGTGTTGGAGTTGGACGTATCAGCCCTGCTTTATTATTACCACCATACGAACCGTTGATTCCTGTTGTTTCTTCAATCTCCAGTACAGTTACATCTACAAAAGCCTGTGTACCATCATTTTTAGCTTCTGAAGCATGCTCTGGTTCTACTCGCACAACATCACCAACATGCCAACCCTCTCCACCATGTAATAAAACTACCTCAATATTATAGCTACATCTGTAGTTTTGTCCATCTGGGCCATTACTACTAGCACTATAATTAGGGCTAACACCTTGCTGACCTAGTGCTGTTACACGAAATATTAGGTTATCTCTGGGAGTTTGGTTGACACCATCAAGTACAGTGCCACCTGAGTTTTTTATTGAAGCTATATTTTCAGTAGCGGTGTAACTTGATTTAGCAGTAGCGACATATACTTCTGTACCTATACCGGGGCAGTGTCCTGTACCGTCGCTTTCACCAAAGTTATGATTTGTAATTTTTATTTTAGTAGCACGTTTTATAGTACTACCAGCACCAGCACCATCATTAATATTAAGAGAATATTGCCTACCATTTTCAGTCCGTAATAATTCTATAAAAGCAAAGTGAGGATCAGGTCTAGCAGTAGAACTACCAGTCATTCCAACAAGAGTATTCGAGTTAGTTGTATCTCTACTGTTTATAAATGTAGTATCGTTGATAGTTAAGAATTGTAGATTCTCTGGTGTGCTTGTAGCCAGATAGTTCTGTATAGCTGTCTGACCTCCTGTGCCGTAGACTGTAGTTTGTAAAGCACCTGTTTTACAACTCCATACTCTGACTTGCCCATCAGGAGCTACTTGTCCAATGTAAGATCCTTCTGTTTCATCACGATGATAATGAAACCATGATCCACCAGTTTGTACACTTGCTAATGCGTCAGTGCCTATTCTTTTAGCACCCGGCCTTTTGAATAAACCTCTTGTTACATCAGGTATAGCATTGACAATATCAGTTACTTGGCCGGGAAATTTAAGATGATCTGGCTGCTGTGATATACCTAAAGAAAAAGACGGTATAGTCTGTGTTATACTTGCCATTATCTTCTAAGGTTTCTCCATGGTTGGTAAGTTTGGTACGAGCTACCATCTTCAAAGCCAAACATACTGTGATCGGCCTGATTACATTCGTACTCCATAAGTGCAGCTCTTGATTGCTGCTCTTGTACAGCAAGTAATCTTGTCAAAGCTGGGTTTGCTACTAACTGTGTAGCAGCGACTCTAGATGCTCTGTATGTTATATATCTTCTAAAAACTATAGGTAAATTTTCAAAGGCGTATAATCTGACAACATCAAGATCTATGTCAGCTGTAAATATATCTGTATGATCTTGTTTATCGTATAAAAATCCATTACGACGTACAAGGTCAAATGTACGACGAGCTTGATTATCATGTAAATCCATTGATAATATATCATTACCAATAGCAATCTTGCCATCAGAATTAGGTGAAAACTTTACATGTTTTTCTGTGTTAAAATGCCACCCCTCTGCCTGCGTGTCTACGTTAGCATCACGGAGTAGGTTAAAAATCATCTGTATCTCTGGATTATCAAACGTAAGCTGATTTATAGGTGCTTGACCAATAGACCCCAGTATATTGTTTACTGCGGACAGTTCGGTGTCGATATCAATAGTTGTGGAAGCCATAAATAAAAAAAGGGGAGCCGAAGCCCCCGTATAAATGTATAAAGTTAGAAAGCAGCGTTTCCAACAGTTGTTGATTCGCCAGCAGCGTTGCGGCTTGTTGCCACACCAGCTACGAACTCAACAGCAGCAGCAGGGTTAAGTGCATCTACACCCATAGCTAGACGA